AATTCTCGTCGCCCGCCTGCGCGGCAATGGTCTGATCAACTTGCTTGTTGAACTCTTCTTGATAGGTTTGCTGGAAGTGCTCAGACTCCGCAAAGGTCATGCCGTTAGGGTCTAGCTTGATATGGTCGACAATACCCTGGTTAAGTTGCGTGCCGGCAATGTTCGCGGTGTACTCGTCCAATGGAATACGCACACTGCCGCCGGTGCTGATCGCTTCATTGAATTGCTCGCGCACGGCAGGCGATACTTGGGCTAACTGCTCAACGGCTCCGCTTTGTGCCAGCACATTCGCATCGATATATACGTCTTGCACGGGGCCGTCTTGCGTCGCACTTGCAATGAATTGTTGAAAGGTCGCAGGGTCGCGTGCGCGCAGCAAGCTTTCGCTTGAAAGTTTATCCAGTTGGGTGAGCGCGTCGCGGTGTTGTAGTGCTTCTTGCGCAGCTTGATCTTGCCCTGCGAAATGCGATGCCACTTTATCAATGGCTTTAGCTGCCCCCACTTGTACGCTACCCCCAACCAAAGTGGCTACGGCGGTTTGATAGGCGGCTTCAGGTCTTTCAGCTAGGTATGCCGAGAACGGTTTCTCAGGGTTTAATACTGCCCACTCGTTCAAATCCTGCAATACCGTCGCCACTTGTTCGCCCGGTATTTCTTTGGCCAGAAAATCTTTTGCTATTTGAAGGACCGGAGCTTTAGTTTTCAAGCCGTCTAATAATTTGATAGCCGGGATTTGTTCGGTCGCATACTCAATGGTGCCTTGCGAAACTGCAAAGGGCAATGCTTGCCCAAGCGACTTGCCTTGATCTCTTGCTTCACCGTAGCTTTGGCCTCCGGTCTGTACGGCCATCGTGCCAGGCATTACGTTCGGGTTGCGTGACATAATCGCAAGCGGTAGCGTTAATAGGCTTTGAGTCGCGGATTCGATACCACTATGAAAGGCTTGCTCAGTTGAGCCCATGTCGCCGCGGGCTTTCTGAATAGCGCTCTTAATCCCTTTCTCAACGCCGCGACGTTTACTAACTACGTCTGAAAGGCCGCCGAATAAATCAATCGGCAATATGCCGCCCGTTACCGCAGAGCCTACGTCTGCCGCAGATTGCACGGCACCATATACGCCTTCATTAAATCCTGAAAGTCCGGCCACGGCATCGTTACCGAGGGCTTTAGCGAAGTTAACCGTTTTTTCAAGTGCTGATAAATTTGCGGTGTCGTCATGGCTTAACTTAGCAAAAGCCGCATCGTCTGCCAGCTTCTGCTTCAGGACAGGTGACGACGCCACGGATTTTGCGATCTGCTGCACTTGTGCTTGCTGCGCTAGGTCCGGGCGAGCCTCGACCACCGCGTCGGGATAGCCAAGTTGCTCGGCGACTCTGCGTTGCCCGGCGTATTGTTCTGGGTTAATGCCGATAGCCTGGTGCAAAGAGCCCGTAAGCTTGGCTTCACGGGCTTGTGTTTCTGCGGTGAGTCTAGCAACGAGTGGATCGTCTTCGTTTTCAGTGCCTGGTATGCTAGTTGCCATCGATAAAGTCCGCCGCGTTAGAAATTGATTGAAGGTGAATCATGCGCAAGTTATGTTCGTTAGGCATAAAGCGCGGGTCTTGAGGGAAGCGGTCGTGCAAGGTCTGCAAGCGTGTTGCTGCCACTTTACGATCGGCGGCGGGGATGATCACCTTGTCGACTTGCTCCGGTTTCATTTGAATAACCGGAATCTGTTTGTCTGAGCTGAACCAGCCCCCATCAACGGTGGCCGAACGTGCAGTCTCATTTCGCATGATGTCGTTTTTCTCGGTACGGGTAAGCGGACGTTTGACCGCGTCTTGCTGGGATTGAATCAAGTGCTCAATGCGGAAGCGCAATCCGCCCAGGGCAGCTTTCTCGTCTTCGGTTTGCTTCGTACCGAAAGGCTTGAGCCCCATGTTATTGGCGATCTGATTGAAGTCGTCCGTGTCCATCTTGGCTTCGATGATCTTTTGCGGGCTATTCAGTGCGCGCTTCATGCTCATGAGGCTGCCTGTTTTCTCCGTGCCGATATAAGGGATCATGGCCTGAATCTGATTTTCAGTGAGTCGAGCCAGTACGTCCGGGTTGCTATAGGCAAGGTACGCGCCGAAGCCTGCCTTCTCTTGCGCGCGCTCGGCACGGGCTTGCTTGGCATCATTGCGTGCGTTGACTGCATCAATGTGTGATTGTTGCTGCCATATCTTAGCCTCGACGTGATCTTGTATTGCGGCCTTCTTATCGCCGGGCAGATTGAAATATTCAGGCATGGCTTTGAGTTGCGCCAGCGACGCACCTTTTGCGTAGGCATCCATGACCTTATTGGTGTTGGTTGCCGTGCGTTCCAGTTCGCTACTGTTAAATGCGGTGACGCGCGAGCGCACTTCTGCGATCGTGTCCTTGATCTTGCCCGCATCGCCCGGGAACATCTCGCGCACTTTCTGCTCCATCTTGTCGAGCTGGGCAGGTTGACCGTCCGCTTTAGGGCCTAACTCTTGCCATACCTTATCCGCGCCGGCTAGTGCCTCATTGGCATCGACGGTTGTTTTCAAGTGGCCTTCGATCTTGGCTTGCGCGTCACCGGTCATCCCGTCTTTATGCGTGCCGAAGTAGGCAATCGCCGCAGTTGGATTATGTACCAGCAAGGTATTGATCACGCCGGCATGGAGCTTTGTGCTTTCGGCAAGTATCGCGTTCTGAATCTGATCAGGGTCGGTGACGCCTTTCTTGAGCAATTGCGCTTTGACTGAGGCGGCAAGGTCTTTGATATTAGCGTCGGCCGTGGATGGATCAACGGCTGCACCGTTGACTAGCGCGGTGTTATGTGCCTCAAAGCCTGCGTCCTGCGCTTTGTCCAATTGCTCGGCGGCATGTGAGCCGATATAGCCGTGAAAGCCTGGTTGTTGTTGCGCCGCGAACGTCGTCAGGTATTGCTTAACCCGATCATTCGGTGCGGAGTCAATCGCCTTCTGAGCTGTCTCGTTATAGAACTTGTCGGCCTCTTCTGGCAATCCCTTGGCCAAGTCGCCCTGACGTTTGCGCGCCTCGATCTTATAGTCGGTGATCTGATTAAGTAAGGCTGCCCCCATCTGGGTACCGGTGGCCGTATCTTGTTTGATCTGCAAGTCTTCGGCGTGCTTACCTACCACGTCGCCTAGGTTTGATAAGCCTTGCGCAGCTGCGCCCGCGTAATCAGGTTTGGCAAAGGTATTAGGTGAAGCGATGCTTTGCTGACGTACGCCGGGCAGCGCTTGCTCTTCGACTTGTCTTTGATACTGTGGAATTGATGGCATGCTTATTTGCCTTTGTATTTATACCAGCTATCGGCAACTTTGCCGGCTCCGGTCAATAAACTGGTTGCGCCTGCCATGAGCGGGTTCTGATTATCAGCTTGCATTTGATGTAAGCCGGCATTCGACATTTCGTTATTGGCTTGCACTTTGGCTGCCCATACATTCTTAGCGGTATTGTCTTTAACCGTGAGCGCGTCTTGCTCGCCCAGGTATGCGGTGTCGGATAGGATATTGAGCGCGGAGCCTTCGGACATATCAATGCCACGCCCCGCAAGGGTCGCTCGCTGGGTGCCCATGAGCGCTGCGGTCTTGCGTTGCTGTGCGATAAGATCGCTTTCGCCGCGACGCGCTGCGTCTTCCGCATTCCAGTTGGCTATCATGGCGTTGTTACGATCCACGCCTGCTTGATAATTGTAGGCGGCCTTGGCTTGCGAGCTTTGTTGCACAGCGCTATATGCGCTCATTGCCGTGCTTACCACCGCCATTGCTACCGGTGCCCATGTCATAGCTTTACTCCTTGAATTTACCGGTGAGTGTAAAGCCACGACATGGCGGCATCCGACCTACCCGCCAAGCGCTACATCAAGCACCATGGATAAGACTGTCATCGGCGTAGGGTCTGAGTTGCGCACGGTGAGTTGGCCATACGGCCCCCAGCTCGGTAGCACTTCGATATTCAGTTCCGCCGATTGCAAGGCAGGTACTGAGCCGTATTCGCTATCGGTGCGATCCTGGTACTTGGTCAATCGTGTTTTATTTGGCCCGACATAAACTTCCCCGGCACGATACACGCGCAGATAGACACGGTTCACATTCTTGACTTGCCCTTGGGCGAAGGCTTCAGACTGTAATGTCAAAGGCAAGGTCGTCAGGTACGCGGTCAAAGGCAAGCCTACGGTTACTTTACTTGCAGCAAAGTCCAGGGTGATCGCGCCGGCTGTCACTACCTTTTGCGGGTGCACAGCGCCGTCGGCAAGGATATTTACGGTCTTGCCTTCGAGATGACCAAGTCCGGTGATCGCTGTCGTGGCTGCGCCTGAGTAGGTCAACCCGCAGTCAACATGAAATGCGTCAGCCAGTACGGTTTCCTCTTGCAAGTCCAAGCGCTCGATGAAGCGTTTAGTCACGCCATTGACCGTGCGTTGCACTGACATATAGAGCACGTCTTTCGTACCTTCCGGTATGCCGCAGATAGATTCGATAAAGCCGTCCGTTGTGTGTTGGTGCCAGCCCCATACCTTTTGCGAAGGCATGTAGGTGACGCCCAGCAATACGCCGTCATTGCGCACTACCCAGACGATCGGGAAGGGCGTGCGGGTCAATGCCATGTCGGTGATCGTATAGGTATCGAACAAGTGCGGTGCCATGATGCTGATGTCATTCGATCTGAAAGCGTACGAAACATTGTCATAGGCCACTTCGTGCACGCGGCTTGACTGGTTGCGTACATAAACTGCGGACTCGCCCGTCGTGATCGGTTGTACATTACTTGCGCCATAGTAGGACTGAGCACGTGCGGACACGGTGTTCGGGCTGAATATGTCGGAGTTCTGCGTGTAAATGCGGAAGTCGCCGTCGGTCGTGAGCAATAGCAGATCGGACAGCGGGATCATGTGCTCGATCTTGCTTACCTGGCGCGCGGTCAAGCGCAGGATAATCGCGTCATCGTCACGTGTCGGTATCGAGTAATTCATATTCGCTTCGGTACCGGCGCGAGTCGTCCAAAAGTTCTGCGGCTTGTTATTCGTACCGGCAAAGCACCGGCGTTGCTCGAAGTAGGTCACTGCGCCTGGGTAATTGCCTGCGCCACTGAATGGGTTCACTGTCTGCGGCGGGGTGCGTGTCATGTCCGGCGTGATGTTGTCATCTCTGAAAGTAACGCCGTCAGTCTCGCCAATAAAGCCGAATAGACCGTTGCGCAATTTATAGATGTAATACCTGGTCGCGCCTGTGATCGCTGCCCAGTTGATGGTATTAAAGTTGCCGGCTGTCGTCAGGGTGTTCGTCGCGGTAACAGTATTCGATTGGCCAGTCTCTTCAAGTGACTCGGTGGCCACTGCGGTGACTACATACGAAAACGAAGTTGTACCTGTGCCCGTCGGTGTAATTGTCACGCCGGAAGGTGCCGCAATGGTCGGTACAAAGCTGATGTCGGTTAGCGTAAATGTTGTTGAGCTAGTGCGCTTGAGTTCTTTAGGCGGGTAGTTCGGATGCACAATGGTGAGCACGTCCGCTGATTGCACATAATGCAGATCGCCGACATCGGCTTCCGTGTAAGGCGTGACCAGTTCCACCGGCACGCTGGCCACTGAAAGCGTACCTCCCAGGGTATGGAAGCGCACATATAAGTCGCCGAACTCTAAGGCGTACGCCTGCTGGTTGTTGAAGCTGAACTCCACCAGTGCGCACTTCTTGCCGTTGATCTTGGCATTGTTCACGAACTGCGTGCCCTTGCGCGCTCGCGCTGGGCCGTGCGGCAGTATCATAAAGTTGATCGCTTCGGCTACGCCCGTCTGGTACTGGGTAAGGTCTACCCGTCCGAACATCTCGGGCGATATTTCGCCGCCCGCAAACGAGCGCGCTAGGGTTTTAGTAGACATTTAGCGTCTCCAAGTAGTGCTATGTTTAGCTTGTGAAATACTTACGCCGCGTGCGCTGATCCAGTCCGGCTGATGTTCTGGCTTGTAGTTGCCTGCATTGGCATCGTTCGCCGTTGCATGGGCCAGTTGCTTGTCGGCCATGCTGTCCATCTCTTTAGCCACGGCCATGCCCGTGCTGCCTTTGACGATTGGTCCTGCGAGCCTTGAGGCCAGCTTGTAGCCGAAGGTCGCAACGAATAGCGGCGTAAACTGTGTCGGGTCGGTGACGCGAGAGACGTAGCGCAACATCGCATTCGGCGTATTGGTCAATAGCAGATTGCCTTCGCGCTGATAGGGTTGTTTATTGTCATCATCGCCGATGCCGCCCGCATAGTCCGTGTCGGCAGGATAAATGCTCAACGGCTTGATCAAGTCCGACGGTAAAGCATACTGGTATTTCCATGCTGTGGTCGTGGGCGTAGTGAGTTGCGCGAGACTTATCCGCTTAGTGGCAAAGCCCCATGCGTGCATCTCTAAAGTTGCATCCCGTACGATGGCATAGAAGCGCGCGCAGTGTTGCGCTTGCGTCGTACCATCGGGTGGGCTGATTGCTTGCACATTGGCTTCATCGCCGAGATGGCCTAGTGCCAGGTTACATATATCTATATCACTACTCACGATATACCCCTTCATTTTCTAAATAAGAGATAGCGGCCTCAAGTAGATTTACGCTATCTTTGAAATGGCCTAGCCCCACATTGCACATGTTGCATAAAAGCCCGCGTATTTTGTTTGTTACATGGCAATGGTCTACGTGAAAGCGCCCTCTGCCTTTTGGCGTATCCGTACCACATAAGGCGCAGCATCCGTTCTGCTGTGCAAGCATCCTGTCGTATTCCTCAATAGTTAGGCCAAAGGTGCGCTTCAGTTTTGACCGTCTATTTATTGTGGCGGAGTCTTGCTTCGGTCGTTTGGCCCATCTTTCTTTTGCGATTTTCGCACTGCATATTTTGCAAGTGCTTTGTACTCCGTTAGGGGCAACGGCATGTTTTGAAAACTCAAGCCGTAGCTTCGTTTCATTACAGCGTTTGCACTTTTTATGTTCCGCAAGTTTCCGGGCCATGATGTTTCCTTGTTATTAAAAAGGGCGCACGGAGCGCCCTTTTCTTATTGCTTAATTAAGAGCGAACCCTTAAACCAGTGAGTCGTCACCAGCGCCTGCAGCTGGATCACCTTCAGCGGCGGGGGCGCCTTTTACTTCTTTCTCAACTTTGGCCAACATTAAGTTGTCGGATAAAACCATGGCTTTGCCGCCAACTTTAGGGAAGGTCGTCTCGAAGGTTTCGCCTGCTTTTACTTGGCGGCATTCATGAGAAAGCCAAGTGTCGCGTACTGCTGTGTATTTAGGCATTTAATTGCTCCTATGCTACTGTGAAGCCGCTAGGGTAGTTTTTATTTACCGAAACGTCTGAGTCTGTTACGAAAGCCGTAAACGATCCGGCAGTTAAAGGGCCTGTACCCACTGTGTATTGCACGCCCAAGTAACGCTGGCCAATTGGCTGGGCCAGCAATACTGCGGAATTGATGCAAAGCACGATCGGTTTGCGGCCGATGGTTAAGTCCGTTTTAGGGATTGCGTCAGTTTGGGCAATGATCGTCGGTGACGTTAAGGCTGCCGCCGCGGACGTAATCACTTGGAAAGTAACCGTTGCCGCGCCAGCTGCAGTAGCGGCTACGTCAGTGTTGATCACCACATATAAGTCTTCGCCTGCGCCTACGTCTCGGTTAGTACCCAAGTCGATAGTGTTGGTTGAGACTGCGGTAGCAGTCACCGCTTGCGCGGCGCTGAGTTGTAATAGTGCGTCTGTAATCACGATAAAACTCCTTAATTAAGAAACAAGAGTTTCAGCGATACCCAGGGCGTCAACGCCTCGAACTGGAATACCCATGAAAGTCAATTGGTTGATTTGTTGACCGAACTGCGTCAATGCCTGGGTGATGCCTAGCGCGTTGCTTGATTTTTCCAACGCTTGGATCATCAAACCTTCTTGGATTGAACGGTTGGCATAGAAGCCGGCACGGCCCATGTTCATGTTCGGAATACGTGCAATTGCGCGCATCATTAACTTGATCACGTTGGTTGCTGCGGTAGCGGCTTGTGTACCAGTTACGCCCACCCAGTCAGACACGTCGATGTTGGCAATACGCACAACATAGCGCCAGTCTTTAACCACTAAGCCTGCATCCCACTGGAATAGTGTTTCTTCCGCTTGGTATGCGTAGCCGTTGGCATCAAACATTTTTTGCTCGCCCAAGTCACGCGCTTGCAAACCTGCTTGTGAACCTTTAGGGAAGGTACAAAACACTGTTTGCTCGCCCCATACTACCAGGTAGATTGAAGCGTTATCTGAACCTGAACCACCGGCCAAGATCACGTTACCGCCGTTACCTGCGGTTGTTGAGCTGTAGCGAGTTGCCAAGCCTGAGAATGTTTTCAGGTCAATGCCGACGTTACCGTTGAACAATTTGTTCGTAAACTCTTGAGACATCGCTTCGATGAAGGCTGAGTCTTCGCTCAAACGGAACGCAGCTGAATTGTCTTCCAAAGTCAGTAACTTCTTATCGATCGGTGAACGTGCTTCCATCATTGCGCAAGGCTCGACGATTTGAGCAGTAGTAGATTTACTGTTCGGCACGCCCTGGTTGTAGGAACGCCAGTAGACAGGAGGCAAACCAGTACGAATGGTTGCCAAGTGTGAAGTCGCTTGGTTAGCTTCGCGGAATACCACGTCTTCTAGGACGTCATTTTGTTGTGAAAGTAACTCTGCAATCGGGTCAATCTTGCCGTCTGCATTGGTACGTTTTGAGTAGTCGGCAAGCGTAAGCTGACCGGTTGATAATACTGCCATGGTGTGGCTCCTTTAATTCATTATGGGTTCATGTTAGGGTACATGCGCTTGGCAATTGGGTCGGGGTTGAGAGCTTGCGGGGTATGGGTACCGCGCACGACTAGCTTGTCTTCACCTACTGCTTTGCCAACATTCACAAAAGCCCGAATTACTTCAGGATGGTTGCCAAAGCCCGTGGTGCGCAAAAGTGCTTTCAACTCAGGGGTACCGAAAGCGTCCAGCGCTTTGTTGGCGACCGCTAGGTTTTGGTCAAACTGTCCGCCGCCGAACTCTTTGTCGGCTTTAGATTGGTTGACCCACTCTGCTTGCGTAGCACGGTAGGCTTCCGCTTGCTTCTCTTGTGCTTTTAAACTGAGGTCAAGCAATCCTTGCGCCTCTTCATTTGTCAGGTTCTTAGCTTTGGCAAACTCTTTGAACATGCCGCCTAGCTCTTCATCCAATGTCACGCCTTCAGGCATAACGAACTCATAGGTAACTTCCGCAGGTACTGCAGCCGGATCTGTTGCAGGATCGGCGGCTGGGTCTGCCGCAGGGTCAACGGCTGCCGGAGATGCAGCTGGTGCGCCTAGTGCTGGATCAGCCGCAGGGTCTGCGACTGGTGCAACAACTGGGGCAACGACTGCCGGAGCTGCGACTGGTGCCGCTGGTGCGGGAGCTGCTACTGGTGCTACGACTGGATCAGCCATCTAGTTATTACCTTTCATTGTTTCCACCCATTTTTCAGGGCAGATCGCTAAAATTTCATCATTTATGAAAAGCCCCACATTGCGGCGGCCTTCGTTAAATGCGGTTACATGGGTGTTTTCGGCAGCAAAGGAGAGCTGATAAATACCGGCTTGCTCCAATACTCTGCGCAATACGCGCTGGCCTCGGCTATCTGCCATTACCCACTTGAAGTCCTCAATCTCAGCTAGGCGTTGATCTTTGGCTTTTGATTTTTGGGCTTCATTCATGTTGGCAATCTACTCTTGAATTTTTCGAGTATCCGACCGCTACGCCGGAGAGCCACTTGAGTAGCCTGAGAACTGACGCATGATGTCAGTCAATCCGTTGCTGCCTTGGGTGTCGATGCCGGATAGGGTTGCCGCGGTCTTCGCCATCTCTGGTGCCTGGGCTTGGGCTTGTTGCGCTTGAGCTTGCTCCATACGGCTCTTACGGATGAATGCCACTTTGTCATCCGCCACTAGGAACTGCGGGTCGATGCCTAGCATGTCGCCGTAGCCATCGAGCACTTGATCGGTGTCGATCTTATCCCACACACTCGGGTCTTGTTTTGCCTGGGCGAGCTGGCCCACGGTCATGAGCAAGCGGTCGACCGATGCCAGGCCAACTGCGCGTTGCGCTTGGGCGAGTGTCGATACGAACTCGACTTTCAAGTCCATGCCTTCAAGCTCTTTTGGTGGTGTTGGCATGATGCCGGACGTCACCATGTTGGTGAATGTCAGGTCGATCATTGGTGAGAGCATTTCATTATGCAAGCGCTCCAATACTGGACCAAGCATGAGTAGCTTCTCTTCGTGTCGTTCTGCCACTTCCGTTGCAGTGATCCCGCTGCGGGTATCGTTGGCCAGCATCAAGAACAAGTCGGAATAGAACGCTTTGCGAATGCGGCCGCGCACGTCTTCCATGTCCACTAGCAAGTGCTGAAGGTTGAGTTGCACTTCGAAAGCGGTCTTGATTGCCTGGTTAGGTTGCGCCATGTCGATGTAAGTGGTACCGCCCGGTAGCAGATCGTTCTCGCGTCCGCGCATTGAGCTAGGCATTTGCAATGGTGGCATGGTCTGGTAGTCAATGGCCGTGCCCTTGCGCATTTGTTCATGTTGTAACTGGATCACGTCGCCCAGTGCACGCATGCCGGGCCCGTGGCCGTAGATGTCACCGCCTCGCACTGCCCAGCGTGGGGTTAGCAATGGGAAGTCATCGAAGCCACTCTCGCGTAGCGGCTTGGTTGGATCGCCGCCGGCTTCAAAGTAGCAGGACTTGAAGCGCTTGTTCTTGCCGTCGCGTTTGCCGTACTCGCGCTCGTTGTCTAGGCGCGGTTCAACACAGTGCATGACTGTTACCCACTGGTCTAGGTTGTTGCGTGACCACTGGTTCTTGATACTCTGACTCACGTTGTCGAGGCCGAACTCAGCGACGACCTGTGCGACTGTCATCGGTATTTCACGATAGACCGTGTCCACTTCGTTGCGCTCGTCGGTGCTGATGGCGTACTCGCCTGCGGTCATTGGGTACAAGCGGATCACGTCCTTGAAGTCCGGGCGCAAGAATGCGGCCGCCGTGCCGAAGCCGCCCAGCTCTTCGTAGAGCGTATGCAGCGAACGGTACGAATTAGAGCGGGCGAATATCTCGCGCATGATCTTGGAGCACTTGAAAAGCCACTGCTTGACCGGATCAAACTGCATGAGGTCTTCGTCTGGTATGCCAAGGCGGAACCATGGGCGGGCTGGGCTGGTCATGCCTGCCATCAAACCTGCGCCTAGAATGTCCAAGGCCTCGGTGCCAGTTGAATCGAGTATGTTCTGGTTGCGACGTCCGCCTTTGTTGCGGTCGCCTTCAAAGTATCGTCCGCTACGTGGTAGCAGGTTGTCGGATATGTCTTTGTAGTCCGCGATCCATGATGATCGCTCATTCCAAAGCGCTTGTTTACGGCGCTTGTAGCGGGTGACTGGCAATTCATTTGATGCGGTTGGTGTTGGGTTTGCCATGGTCTATGATCCTAAAAGTGATACGCCGGTGGTTGCGCTTGGTCCGGCTCCGCCGCCTGCATTACCGCCTTGTCGTCTGGCAGTCGAGGCTTGCGCTGGTCCGCCTGTCGGAGCTTTAGCCCCTTGATATGCGCTGTAGCCATACGCTACCGTGCCGCCGCCCTGATCAACTTGCGCGTAGTACATGCCGTCTTGTTCTTGGCGCAGGTATGCTTGATTGTCGCCAAGTGCGCCTGGGTTCTTTGAGGTGTAGTTCGGGTCTAGCGCGATCCCACTCAGCAAGACTTTGTGCGTCGTGGGTTGACTGGCTTTCGCCATGAGTTGATCGACTATGCTTTGCGGATTGTCAGATACCAAGCCGCCCATACTCATGTGCGTACCGTTATTTAACCCGTTCAATCCGGGATTTGAGCCTACGCCCGCGCCAAGTGCCGGAAGCCCTGCGGGTGCGCCTGGCATCGTGGCATATACGCGGCCTTGGTCATCAATGCTTAACCCTAAGATACTGCCGCCTTGCCCGTACGGGCTTGCTCTTGGCGTGGTCGATGCGTTCGGGTTCGTGTTGTTGGCTTTCGCTGTGCGTTGGCCGCCCAAGTTGACCCCGCTCAGTTGCTTACCGTCAGCAAAGACGTTGCCATTGCCGTCGTAGGTATAGCTTTGATAAAAGCCCGACGGTGCGGAATAGGCCGGTGATCCGCTATTGGTAGTCATTTTTAGCCGCCCAGCAAGGTGTTACCACCTAGCATCGGTTTGTTAATGTCGCCTTCGCCCGGAGCTGCGCCCGCAGTACCCGTGAGCAATGTGCTTTGATTGCCTCCGCCTTGTGCGCGTCGTGTCTTTTCACGTGCGACGGCATTGGCCGTGTTCGGGTCGCTAGGTGCCTGCGGTGTTGGTGGAGGTGGAGGCGGTGGAGGCGCAGAAGGTGGGGCGCTTTTGCCTCCGCCCCCGCCTGCTTGCGCAGTCAAAGTGAATAGCGCAAAGCACAATGCAATGAGTAGTTTTTTCATAATGATTTCCTAAGTATGGCGATGTCATCAAGGCCAAAGCGTGATGGATGGTATGCGGGCAAGATGCCTGCCTCTTCGAAGCCTAGCTTCAAGGCCATACGTTGAATGCTGCCGCGTGAAGTCCAGATATAAACTTGTCGCCAGCCACGTTCTTTGGCGTACGCGCAGCCTTCGGTGAGCAAGGCGCGAAACTTCTTGCCGTCGCCCAGTACGTGTGGAGTGACTACGCCTGTGAACTTGTTGCCTTCACACCGTAGCATCGCGGTCTCGTCGCCCCAAAGGAACTGATTGCCTTCATGGATTTGATTGCCGATGAACGTGATTGCATCTAGCTTGGTATATTCCGGGTGAATGTCCGTTGGCTCTATGTGCTGCCAAAGAAGCTCTTGCACTGCTGGTTCACGTATTGATAGCGCTCTGAATGTCACGGGGTGATCCTCGACTGAATGCTCGGGATAGTAGCGCGCAGCGTTTATAGCATCCGACCGTTACGGGGGTTCTGGGTATTCGTGCATGATCTGCCCGCAGCGGTGACATTCAGGGCCGGCGGCAGTGAGATAGAATATTTGCGACTTGCATGTGCACTGGAAGACGACATCGTCATCCTCTTCAAGCGGCTTAACTTCGCGCTTCTTGAACTCGATGATGTTATCGTCTGGCATACGGATCGTGGTTCCTGCGAGCGTTGGCCGAGCTATGGCCTACGCTTGGGTGGAGTATTTGCTGCGGTGTCACTGGGCTATCCATCAAGGCCAGCACGTACGCGGTGCCGTCATCCGGTGATCGACCGATACGCTTGACGATCGCTTCGCGACTCTCGACTTGGATCAGTGGCCCGGACATTGACCAGGTCGGTGCGCATAAGTCGGCCTTGAGTATCGGGTCGTCGGGTAGTGCAATGCCGTTGTTGGTGTTCGGGTCTAGCGCCTCGCGCATCTGCCACCATAGCTGACTGCGTAGATTGAAGAAGCGCAGATTACCTGCCTTGCTAGTGGCCGTGGCCTTCTCGCTGACGTTGACGCCGATCACATCGATCTGCGCCTGCTCCAAGAAGTCGAACGGACTTGAGCCCACGCCGATCACATCAATGAAAATACGCGCTTGATTGCGCATGGCAGCTACCACTGCGCCTGCAACGGCTGGGCCATTCGGTGTCTCTGCGCCCGGTAAACGTATCGGCTTGTCAAACCAGAAGCCATGGCGCCTTGCGAGTACCGTCTTGTCTTTACCGCCTCGCGCAACGTCCACGCCCAAGCTGTCCATGGTCTCAAGTCGAATCGGTTGTGCCCAGCGAGCCATTGCAGCTTCTACCCAAGCGGTCGGTATGACTTGCCACGGGTCATCCATGACGCCCGCGTTGAAGTCACCGTATAACATTTGGCTACGCAATGGCTCCGGCATGGCTTGCAACTGGCTCATATAGCCGGTGTTAACCAAGTGCGGGTTGTCTGTGATCCGTGACGGGATGAAGGTGCGACTCTTCGGTTGGATGATGTCGACGGGTTTGTGGTCTTCGGGTTTGAACACGTAGCAAGGCGAGCCGTGCACTAGCACGAAGGGGCTACCGCTACCGACCTCCATGTCCTCGCCGCCTATGGTAGCAAACCAGCGTAGTTCGCCGGGTTGCGCTGGGTTCTGGTGTTTAGTGTCTAGCCAAGGCGCAAAGAACTTGATGATCCAGCGACCTTCGGCTGTGGTTGGCGGGTTGAACGTGAGCAAGGTGCGCTGACGTTGCCCTGGTGTTGTGGTGCGTACCCAGCCCATCAAGAAGCGCGCAGCGCTTTCGCGTACATTGGTGGCTTCATCGATCACTAGCAGGTCGTGAGGTCGCCCTTGGTACTTGGTCTCGTCGCCGGCATTCGGCACGGAGCCCATCTCAATTTGTCTGTTTGGTAGTCGCCATATACCCTTCTGGCCATTCAGCCCGTCGCGACTGCCAAGTATCTCGGTGAGACGATCAAGCACGCCTTCAAGCTGCGTGGTCTCTTCACGAACGAATAGGATTTTCCGATGCGCGGTGAGCGATAAGCCCACGGCTAAGTCGGTCTTGCCTCCGCCGGCTGCGCCTCCGAAGCCTACAATGTCCGCATGGCTTTCAAAGGCCATGGTCTGCGGCCCTGGTAGCGGTTGCCATATCGGTTCGGGAGCTGCAAGCAGCGCTTCAAGCTCGGCAAGCTCCGCAGGAGTTAGATATGGCAGGGTGCTAGTGACCTCGTCAGGCGTCATACTAGGCTTTGCGAGCGCGCTCTCTTACCACGATATGCCGAGTATTCGTAACATGGCCAATGTAGTTTTTACCTGGCTCAATCACTTCTGTTTTTACAGTTTTAATGCCGTCATAGTTGTCGTGAATTTCTACTAAAGCATCCCAGTTTGCGCCTTCAGGCACGTCTACTTTTACTTGTGTTGTCATGGTATTTCCTTTGGGGTTGGAGGTTAGACTAGGCCGTCTAGGTCTTCGTCTTGTTTGGATTTTCGTGTGGCAGCGAGGGCCATCAACTCGGCAATGCGATCCGCTTTGTGTTCAACTTGCACAGGGCCGTTGTCGGCGCCTGTCAGCTCTACCGCTTGCTTGTCGCCGTACTTCTTCGGGGCTATCTTGGACAGGTACCACTTGCGCGTATCAACACGAAGCTTTGACCTGGCAATGACATCCTGATCAGTTCGCACGTTGCCTTGTTCGTCACGATACGTGTCGTTAAGGCCGTCGTCTGCAATGTCCAGTGTACCTTCGGCAATCGCTTCTATTCCTGCTTCTTTCGCGCGTGCGTATTGGTCTGTAAAACCTTCATGATTGTTTACAATCCACTCATGCACCACTGAACGTGCCGGGAAGCCGTCATCTCTGCAAATTGCTCGCAGTGATTCGCCCTCTGCAATACGAGCGCAAATTTTAGCGGCTAATTCTGGGGTGTAAATTGGGGGTCTGGACATGCGCTCAATCTAGCGCAGCTTTTACCAATCATCCGACCGTTAGCGAGTGCGATATGCACAAATATCAATCACGGTAGTCTTGCCAATCTCAAACTTTGCAGCAATCTTTGCGAAGCTCATTCCATCATCTCGAAGCTTGCGCACCAGTTCCACTTCATGATCGGTTAGCGTTGCTTTTGGGTGACGATCGCCACGTCTTAACCCCTTACCTTTTTCCAGTAAAACCTTCGGAAGTTTTTCCATTCGGTTTACCTTTGCACGTAAAAATTTACGAGTAGAAAAGGTAATAAAAAGAACTCGTAAAAATTTACGTGTTGAACTAAGTTGGCCCCACTCATTTTGCACTTTGCACTTTCCCCTAAAGGGAGAAAGTGCAAAAGTGCATAAAAAACGTGATTGTGCACTTTGCACAAAAATGCAAAAGTGCATAAAAAGTGCAAAGTGCACATAGTTTTAACTAACACGTAAAAATTTACGAGTAACATTGTTAATGAACAGGTGAAAAATTAAGGTTAAAAACGTCCGCATTGCAGGCTGAAATATCCCCCTTTTCATCGAACAATATGTAGTTTGAAACTAGCGCAACGCGAACATTCTGCCCTCCCCCGATAAGCAAAGCAGATTCCAATTTGTCATCGGAGTCACCCTCTCTTTTAACATCGGCGAAGGTCACTTTATTATCGGCAATCGCCTGATTGAACCACTCGGGCCAATACTGCGATTCGGATTCGCCGGCCCATTGGAAGGCATCAATTTCTAGGGGTTTTCTTTGGTATTTCATGTTAAGTCCTTTGTCAGTTTGGGCCAGTTGTGGCAAATCAAGCGCACCAGGTATTGAATGGTGTTGTGGCCTTCCGGCACATTCCATAGCTGCTGCGGGGTTAGTGGTGGTTGAATGTCCATGGTGATTAGGCAACTAGCGCCCAGTCCTCCGCTAGTACGTCTGATTGAGAAGCTACCCAAGGCACGATCTGATCATCTGCTGTCTTCATATCTATGTGTGGGCGATACTCCACGATCTGGCCTTCAGGATAGATGCCTAGCAGGGGTTTACGGCTTACCGCGAATGTGCTGCCGTCTACCAAGAACACAAACATGCCTTTACCATTCCATCCAGTACGCGCGGCTTTTTTACCTAGCTTCAAGCCTTCTAAAGCTTCCCCAAAGGTCAAGCCTGTAGTCTCACGGTACGCATTGTCGAACTGCTCTTTAGGAGACCAAGAGACATAGCCGGCGTATTGCTCGGTATTAGATTTGCCGCCGTCTAAATATTCAACGAGATAACCTTCATCATCGCCGTTTTCGTCCGCCGGCAGTGCCCAGCCGCGAAACTCGTTATACGCCAGGCGTGACATAGGGATCGCGTTAATACGTTTTGTTCCAATATATTGCTTCATGGTGTTGCTCCTTGGGGGGTTGACTTACAAAATTGTTAAAGTGCCGTCGTCTTCTAAGATGTAAGGCGCGTCGTCGCTTTCATACAGCTTTCTTAATGCCTGCTTGGCGTGCTGGGCGCGAGTGTCACGCTTACCGTCTTCTGGTACCGGCATAGCAGCTACGGCCATCGCAATGACTGCCTTGACCTCAATGCCTGCGGTCTGCGCCATGCCGATCTCACTCATTACATTGAGAATGACTTGCTCGTTCTTACCTAGCTTGCGCGTTGAGCCTTGCACGGGTACGGCCGCCTCGACCACTACGCAACTGGTGATCTGATCGCCGTCAGGATCGATGCCGACCGGTACCACGTTGAGGTCGAAGCCCCACTCTTGGAAGTCAGCCCCATCTTTCTGCTTAGTTGAACGTAGTGCACGGCCAAATGCAGTGCGAGTCACTTCCAGTTCTACGTCAGCTGCAGCGCGCAAACCTGACCAGCCACGTGCGCCCTTGCTTGAGTCTTTACCTGAGTGATGCACTAGCATGATCATGGAGCCTAAAGCTTTGTGCATGCCTTTACAGTGAGCGAGTGCCTTGCCCATGTCTTCGGAAGCGTTCTCATTGGCGCCGGCCATGGCCTGGGCGAACGTATCAATCACCACTAGCGAAGGGCGTGGACCTGAGGCAAGTATCGACTTGCACAATTCAAGCGCGTCTTCTTTGAGTAACAGGTTAGGGGTTGAATCGATGATGTCTAGCGGAATGGTACGAGGGTCAATGCCATGGTAATTAGCGTAAGCGATCAGGCGATTGCGAAAGCCGGCTGCGCCTTCTGCCACGATATACACGACACGGCCTTGGGTAGTACGAATGCCGCGCCATGGGTGGCCACGTGCGATCGAGGCGGCCATGTCCAGCATCTTGAATGACTTGCCGGAGCCTGACTCGCCGAACAGAACACCAAGCCCAGCGGCGGGGATGACGCCCTTAATGATGTAACGCCATGAACTTTGCACGGCGAACTGAGACCAGGGGATAACCGGAAAGCGGAATTTTGACGGGGTAGCCTCGGCCTTCGGGGCGTCCGTTGTTGCCGGCAGTTGCCCGATGTCATCGGACATCTCCACATAATCATCGATCGGTGCCAGGGCGTCGAACTCTTCCATTGAGATCGCATTCACGCTGATGCGAGCACCTTGCGAGTTGGCCAGCTGTATTAACGACTTAATGGTGACGGCTTTGCCCGGGTTACGCCCGAATGAATCCCATCGCCCGGTCAAGTCGCCGGGGTACTTACTACCCCCAGCGCTCCACTGATCCCAAAGATCAAAGCCTTCGCCACGTGTCTCGTGGTGGATGGCCATGCCGACTTTCAACCAGTCCGCGTGCCCCATATCAGGATCAAGCACACTGAGCGCTTCGAGTATGACCTCACGGGATACACCAAGCGGAGGTTGATCTGCTGCGGTAAGTTCTTCGGATGGATTGCCGAAGCGCAAGGTGATCAGGTCTTTAAGTTCTGCGACCGGAGCTTCTACCGTATCGGTATTGCCCATCATGTCGACAATCTCCAAGGCGTTACCGGTGAAGGTCACGAAACCTTTAGTGGAAAATAGCTCAATGCCGAACTGATCCGCAGTGGCCAGTGACTTGTCATTTGAGTTGCGCAGGTTGCCCAGGGTATATAGATGGATGCCTTCGCCACTTGGGCTGTATTCAGCGTAAGTGTTCGCGGCCATAGCCTCGATGACAGGATTCAACTTGCCGTCAATGGCGCAGCGGTCGAAGTCAATCACCGTGAAGTCACCATCTAGGCAAGCATGGCCAACCCCGGAGAAGCCACGCTTCGCAGCTGCGGCACGTGCAGCTTCAAATGTCACCAGCTGCTGACGGTCTTCAAGTCGACCTTGTACGCCGGAGCGACGTGCACCATTAGAGTAATACGGCACCTTGCGCGGCTTGGCTTCGCCCTGGCTATTCTCAAATCGCCAGATCAGCCATATCGGTTTAGCCGCTAAGAATGTCGGCGCCTGGATGGTTGAAAGGTGGGGGGTGATATGCGACACGGTATTCATGCCGATACGCTTACTGGATTAGTAGACTCCGTAATAGGCACGTAAGGCTTGTCACCGAACACGTCCGGCCGCAGCTCGTGCTTTGTCACCTGAAAGTTAAGCATCTCTTCGACATCAATGCAGTATGTAGAAGGCAAGCCGGAAGCTGACGCGCTCCAATAGCTGACGATTTGCTGACTGATCTCGCGGTCAAGGCCGCGCGCTTTTAATGCTTGAGTGAGCCGCGCTGCGAAGGCTTTTTGATTGCCGCAAAGGGCGATTGCTCTTTTAAGGGGTTTCATGCTTGTAATCTTTGTAATGAGAAAACAAAAGATTACAAGTTTATTTGTAATAGTGCAACAAAAATATTTGTGGACAAATACAAAGAAGTTTTGTAATGTAATGTTCCAATAGGAAAGGTGCCTGTTCGAGAGGCAAAGGAGTCGGTATGAGTAGTACATATAGTGAGCGTTTACGCGCAGCGATAGCAAAAAAGGGCATAAACAGGACTGAGCTGGCAAAGCAAGTATCTAAAGTTGTGGGCCGATCCGTGAGCCCGCAAGCCATTCAGTACCTAACATCTGAATCAAAGAAGGCGCAAGGCAGTAGCTATACCACTGCGATTGCCCAAGTGCTGGGTGTTGACCCGGCAGAGCTTGCGACCGGTAAGCCTGATTTAGTGGTCGATGGAATGCAGATCGAGCTAAAAGCTAACCCTCAAAACTATAGGGAAGCTCCGCCCAAAGATAAGAAGCGCATCCCGGTGATCAATTCGATACCGGCGGGAGGCCCTAGGCAAATTATAGATGACTACCACGCAGGGGCGGGGATGGATGAAATAGAAGTAAGCAATCATATAAGCGACTACGCTTTCGCCCTGGTATTAGAGGGCAACTCTATGGAGCCAGACTTTAGAGACGGGGATAAAGTAGTGATCGATCCCGAGCTGAAGCCAATCCCGGGCGACTTTGTCGCGGCTAGGTGTCAAGGCGATCACGGCACGTTTAAGAAGTACAGGCCGCGCGGCGTGAATGAGCACGGGGTAGAAATGTTTGACCTGGTACCATTGAATGAAGACTATCCGATATTGCACGAGACCGCCGAGACCTGCAACATTGCCGGTGTTCTGGTAGAACATCATAAATATTTCAGACGGAGAACAAGATGAATAAGCTAGGACTAATAAGTGTTTTGATGCTGGCCAGCTGCGCAGCGTCGCCAGTGCTATCAGATAAAGCTTCAAAAATTCAAGTGTTCAAGCAAGACAGCACCTTGATCGCAAAGTGTACGAACCTAGGCCCAGTCTCGGCGACTGTTAGTAAGCTGGCCTCCGCAGACGAAGTGGCTGACTACGCCAAGGCCGAAGCAAAAGAACTGGCCGCACAGAAAGGCGCCGACGCTATGGCGATCACCAATATAGAGAACGGAGACAAGGGCGTCATGAATAAGATCACCGTGCAGGCTGTAGCTCTCAAGTGCTATTAACACGCTACGCCAAGGGCGCCTACTTGGTAAATTAGGAGAAGCAAAAAATGAAAGCAATTTTTATCGCGCTAATATTATTAGGTTTTTCATCTGTAGCTCTTGCCCACTCCGGAGGCACTGACTCTCAGGGATGCCACGTAGATCACCAGACAGGAATACGTCACTGCCACTAACTAAAAAATAATTTAATACCCTTCAAGCCCGCATCTAGCGGGCTTTTTTACGTCTATATGAAATTTTATTTGTAATTATTTTATAAAAATACAAAAATACTTGTTGTGCTAATACAAAATTACTTGTAATATCCATTCCGTAGTAAACAAATTTATTTGTAATTAACCGGAGGAAGTAACCATGTTCGCACCTACATTAGCACGTACAGCTTCACAATTTCGTAGCAACAATCCTTTACNCGTGACGAGATC